AAAAGAGCTAATAAATCTAAAACAAATTCTAAATCTGTTGCAAAAAAGTATTTTAAAGGTACATTCTAGTTTGTGGAATTAACAAAATTTATCAAACACATTCTAACTAAAATAGATAACGAAGTCGAAAGTAATAAAACTGCTTTTGCTGAAGGCAAAATTATCTTAGATAATTATCAAAAGACTGTTGGGCAGGTAAATGGATTGTTGATTGCAAAGGAAATAATTAAACAAACAGCAGGAAATTTAGAGGAATTTGATGAGTAGTACAACATTCAAACTAAGAGAAGTCGCACTTAAAAACGACAATTATCCAAAGCCAACTGGATATAGAATTTTAATTAAAACATTAGACATATCTAATAAAACTAATAGTGGTATTTACTTACCAGATAGCTCAGTGCAAGACCACAGAGCAGTTGCCTCAATTGGTAGAGTTATTGCCATGGGTCCAGACGCATACAGTAGAGATGATATGTCTGAGCCTTGGTGTTATGTAAATGATTATGTTATGTTTGGAAAGTATGCTGGACACCGTTTTAAATACGGTGAAGTAGAACTCCGAATTATGAACGATGACGAGATTCTGGGATTAGTCCCAGATGTAAGTGAAATAAGTTAATTCACTTTTATCAACTAGCTACATTTTTGTAGCGTACAATCCTTAGGAGAAACCTATGCAAATAGTACACGACACTTTGGCAAAAAAAAAGCCAATGGAAGTTGTTGAAAAAGACGGTCAGGAAACACTAAAAAATTTTAATGCAGATGAAGCATTAGATAATTTAGAGTCAGTTGAACAAGTCGAAACAACACAAGAAAATGTTGAGGAAACTCAGCAAACGGAAGAACCAGAAGAAGTTAGAGAAGTTCAGGCAACTGAAGAAACAGACGAACCTGAAGAGGCAAGTCCAAAAAAGAAATCTAGACTTCAAAGACGAATAGATGAGCTTGTAAGAGAGAGAGCTGCTGCAACCGAAGATAGAAATAAACTCTATGGTCAAGTGCAACAGTTAAGTCAAGAGTTACAATCTAAGACAGCTCTTAACAAGGATTACTCATCCTTACAAAAAGATTACTATGACTCTCAGATGGAAGCCGCTAATAATTCATTAGTCTCAGCTAGAACAAGCTACAAGATGGCTTATGAAGCAGGCGATTCAGACAAGATGTTAGAAGTAGCTGAAAGTATTGCAGATGCAAAAGTAAAGGTTAACTTATTAGAAAACCAGAAGCATATGTTTAAAGACAAAGTTGAAGAGGAGCCAAGGGCACCAATTCAACAATCTGTACAACAACAGGCACCACAACAGCCAATTCAACAACCAGACCCAAGAGCCTTACAATGGGCACAAAAGAATAATTGGTTTGGTGATGATGCAGCTAGAACTGGTGCAGCTTATGCAATTGATGCACAACTGAAGATGGAGGGTTTTAATCCGTCATCTGAGGAATACTATTCAGAATTAGACTTGAGGTTAGGAGAATCATTTTCAGATTTATCTGAAACAGGTACCAAACCCAAACAAGTCGTAGCGAGTGTATCTCGTGCACCATCCGCATCTAATAAAAAGGTAAAGTTATCAAATAGTCAAATCGCAATGGCTAGAAAATTAGGTGTGCCAACTCAAGAATATGCGAAGTTTGTAAGGAATACAAATGACCAATAAAAATATAAAAACGTCTGAAGTGCAGGTATCTAGAGCACATCAGAAACGAAAAGTAACCTATACACCTCCCTCTTATCTGGATGCTCCAAAGCCAAATGATGACGGCATCAAATATCGTTGGCTCCGTGTGAGTATGGGTGGGGAGGATGATGCTCGAAACATATCTAAGCGTAGACGTGAAGGATATGAATTCGTAAGAAAAGAGGAACACCCTGACTACGATGTCCCTGTACATGAATCTGGAAAGTACGCTGGGGTAATAGGAACTGGAGATTTAGTTCTCGCTAAAATACCTGTTGAAATGGCAGAAGCAAAGCAAGAGTATTATGCAAGTAAAACTACAACGCAAACTGCTGCTGTTGACGCTGATATTTTAAAAGAACAACATCCATCCATGCCTGTTACACAAAGGCGTAAAAGTTCTGTATCTTTTGGTAAAAAGAAAGACTCAGAATAAGGAATCAAACGCAGGGTCTAATTATTAATATCATTTAAGGAGAAAAAAAATGGCTAATGTAGACGCTGCTTTCGGAGCAAAACCTGTTAGACATCTTGCTGGTGGTACAATTAGAACCAATGAATACAAGATAGCATCTGGAACATCCTCAAATATTTTTACTGGTGATTTTGTTAAATTACTCGGCACAGGATATATTGATGTTGCAGCAGCTGGAGAGAGAATTCTCGGAGTATTCGCAGGTTGTAAATTTACTAACGCAGCTGGAGAAATAGTATTCGCAAGATACTTCCCAACAGGACAAACAACATTAGGTAGTGGCGATGTCACTGCTCTAATTTATGACGACCCTAATATCGTTTATGCAATTCAATCAGCAGGTTCTGCTGACTTTGCAGATATTGGAAACTTAGCAGACCACGTTGCTGGTGCAGGTAGCACAAGCACAGGACAATCCAACTTTGAAATTTCAGGTACAACTGGAACAGGAACTGCTGGAATGAGAATCCTTGGTTTATATGAAACACCACAAAATGCTTTCGGTACAAACGGTGTGTTAGAGGTAACTGTATTTGAACATGAGTTAGCTGGACACGACCAGGGTACCCCAGGCGTATAGGAATAGGAGAAACAACAGATGGCAATTAACAGAAGTCAACTCGTCAAAGAGTTGGAACCAGGTCTCCACGCCTTATTCGGTTTGGAGTACAAGCGTTGGGAACGTGAACACGCAGAAATATTCACGGAAGAAACATCAGATAGAGCTTTTGAAGAAGAGACTTTACTTACTGGGTTCGGTGCCGCACCAACCAAGTCAGAGGGTTCTTCAATAGAGTTTGATTCTGCCGCAGAACAGTGGACAGCAAGATACGTGCATGAAACAATTGCACTTGCCTTTGCAATCACTGAAGAAGCTGTAGAAGATAATCTATATGATACTCTTTCTAAGAGATATACTGCTGCTTTAGCACGTTCAATGGCTTACACAAAACAAGTGAAAGCTGCTAACGTACTTAACAATGCATTTAGCTCTAGCTTTGTAGGTGGAGATGGTAAGGAGCTTTGTGCTACTGACCACCCAACACTTGCAGCTGGTAATCAATCAAACGAACTAACAACTGCTGCGGATTTATCTGAATCATCTTTAGAAAGTGCAATAATTTCTATTGGCGGTTTTACAGATGACAGAAACATCCCAGTTGCAGTTCAAGCTCGTAAATTGATTATACCAAAAGACTTAGCTTTCACAGCTCAGAGAATTCTGAAAAGTGATTTAAGAGTTGGTACAGCAGATAACGATACAAACGCATTAAGAAGCATGGGAATGCTTCCAGAAGGTTATGCAGTAAATCACTACTTAACTGACACTGATGCGTTCTTTATCTTAACTGATATGACAAACACAGGTCTTAAAATGTTCCAAAGAAGAGCTTTAAAAACTTCTATGGAGCCAGACTTTGAAACAGGAAATATGCGATTTAAAGCGTCTGAAAGATATTCTTTCGGATTCAGTGACTGGAGATGTATCTTCGGTTCACCTGGAGCATAAAGTACAACTAAGGGGGGGTAACCAAACCCCCCTTTTTTCTATTTATTAATAATAAAACAGACTATTTAATAGACGGTATAGAGACTGTTTTATAAATGCCCTATACAGGCAAGGAGAAAAACATGGCTAACACAACATTTAACGGAAAAGTAAGGTCAGAAAATGGCTTTCAACAAATAACAAAAAACAGCACAACTGGTGCTATTTCTGAATCATCATTTAATATTCAAACTTCTGCAACAAGTGGAACAGATAATATTGTTGAATCAGGAACAACTGTAGGAGCTAACAACGCAAGTTTAGGTACCGCAGCAACAATTTTTAACATTACACCAAAGGCACACGGAGCAGGATTTCCTGATGACGCAATTAACACTTTTGTAAATAAAGTTGGTGGTACTATCACTACTAATATTTTAATTGACTTACATGGTGGAGCATCTTCAGGTGGAGCAGCAGGTGACGCAATTGGTACTGCAGCAGCAGCAAGTTGCTACATTGCAGAAATTGACCACTCAGTAAACGGAGTTCCAATGTTAGTGGAGTTTGGATGTACAGAAGTACCTACAGGTGGAGACCCAGATATTAACTTAGATTGTTCAGCTACATCTACAACTGCAGAAGACGTGGGTTTAACTAGTGGAACAAACTTACTTAACAATGGTGACTTAACTTTAGGTTTCTATGCAACTGCTGACGCAGGTGCTGATTTAGCGGCAGCGAAGAAGTTTCTATTTTTAACTGCAGGAGCAGCAACTAATGCGGCTTACACAGCAGGAAAATTATGGATTAGAATAACTGGAATGGCAGTAGACAAAGCTAATGGCTAATACTAATTATGAGTGGGGTGTAAAAACCCCACTTTTTATTAGGAATAAAACAAAAATAAAAATTTGTGAAAAAATATCTTTGTTTATTATTATTATAAGAAATGAAGTTAAAATTATTCTTACAGGAGGAATTAAATGGCAGACGTAGTAACATCACAAATCATTAATGATAATATAGGTGCTAAAAGTATTTTAGTAAAACTTACTAATATATCAGATGGTAGTGGAGAAAGTGCAGTAGCAAAAGTAGATGTTTCTGCTTTACTGGCAGACAGCAATGGAGAGGTTTGCTCTAGAGTTGCAATACAAGAAGTTTATTATGACATTTTTGGAATGAGAGTTGATTTATTGTGGAATGCAACAACTAATGTTAATTGTATAACACTAGGTGCTAATGGAGCATTAACTTCTCAAGGTCACATAGATGTTAAAGAGTTTGGTGGAATTACAAATAATGCTGGTTCTGGTGTTAATGGTGACTTACTATTAACAACTACAGGACACACTGACGGAGACCACTACACAATTGTTTTAAAATTAAGTAAAACATATTAGGATAAATTATGGCAACTTCTGGAACAAGAACATTTACATTAGCTGTTGACCAAATAATTGAGGAAGCATTCTCAAGGATTGGTGGAGAACCCCAAACAGGGAAGGAAGCACAGCAAGGTAGAACGTCTTTAAATCTTTTACTACAAGAGTGGTTAAACAGAAGTGTTCAACTATGGACAATTACCGAGTCAACACAATCCTTAACTTCAGGAACAGCTAATTATACATTAAATACACACACTGTTGATATTGAAGAGGCAGTAATACAAATTACTAATTCTGATTCAA